CACTCCTCTACGACGGGCCGCCGGGGATCTTCCTCCCCGATCGAAAGCTCTACCGGCCCAACCCAGCCGCCACCTACGCGCGCGTCCAGAACAAGGGCTTCGATTACTGGCTCGACATGATCCCCGGCTCCTCGGACGCCTTCATCCGCACGATGGTCATGGGCCAGTACGGCACCCTCGTCCTCGGGCGCCCGGTCTACGAGAAATACTGGGACGAGTCGATGGTGAACGTCGGCCCCTGCCCGATCCACGATTCCCTCACCATCGCCTGCGGCATCGACACATCAGGCCTGCACCCGGCGGCGGTGTTCGGCCAGATGGCCGGCGGGCGCGTGAACCTCCTGCGCGAACTGCACGTGCGCGACACGCCCTTCGATGAATTCATCGAGGCGGCGTTCGTGCCCTTCGTGCAGGAGCACTTCCCGAGAAACCCGATCGTGTGCTCGCTCGATCCATCGAACCCGCGCCTGGGCGTGGGCGGCAGGACCGCGCTCCAACTCCTCCAACAACGCGGGTTTCAATGCCAGCTTGCCTCGACCAACCGCTTCAACCCGCGCATGGATGCGGTGGTGTACCTCCTCCAGCGCAGGGGCGCGGTCTCGATCGACCCCTCGATGAGGATGAGCATCGACGGGTTCCGCGGCAAGTACCACTACAAGAAACTCGAGAGCTCCGGGATGATCGTCGCGCACCGGCCCACCCCCGAGAAGAACGACTACGCCGACATCCACGACGCGATCCAGTACCTCGCGCTGCACTACAAGGACGGGCGCGAGCGCGCTCCCACCCCAATGCCGATGAAGCGGCCCCTGTACGCATGAAGCGAGATCCCGACGTACCGAGCTGGTGGAAGATCGCGGGCCTGCTCATCGCGATCGCAGCAGGGGCGGGCGTTGCCCTGTTCGCCCTATGGGCGTACTTCATGCTCACCGGGCCGAGGATGTAGGCTCGTGCAGAACCTCCCCACCAACACGGCCCTCTCGACCCGCTCGGACGCCTCGGGGGAGATCGAATCGGGTCCGCGCTCGAGCCCGGAGACCTACGATCCGCTCTCCGACATCGTGGTGCGCCGCTGGTGGGATGCGGTGCGCTGGAGTCAGTCCGAGCCGATCCACAACTACTCGATCGAGCAGACCCTCGCGATGTGCGACCGCCAGCGCCGCGGCGTGTACGAGGCCGACGAGCGCGCGCTCCTGGACGGCATCGACATCTACATCCCGATGACCAACATGAAGTGCATGGCCGCCGAAGCGTGGCTGCGCGATATGCTGGCCTCGGCGATCGATATGCCCTGGATCGCCGAGCCAACGCCGATCCCGGCGCTGCCCGAACGGCTACGCCAGAAAACCCTGCGTGACCTGAAGATGACCATCGCCTCGCGCGCCTCCGGCGGAAATCCGCTCATGGCGGCCCAGGCGTTCGATCGGATGCCGCCGGCGCTCGCGCGCATCGCCTTCGGTCAGATGATCTCGCAATACCCAGGGGACCTGGAGGCGCTCGCGCGCGAACTCAAGCAGACCTCGCGCGAGCTCGCCTTTGCAGAGGCCAAGCGTGCCGCGCGCAACATGAACCGGCTGATGCGAGATCAGTGCGTCGAGTTCGGCATGGCGAGCCTGAATCACCAGATCTTCTACGACCTGGTGACATTCCCCGCGGCGATCGTCAAGGGCCCGGTGCTCACCCGCCGCCCGCGCATCCTCTGGCAAGGCAACCGCCAAGTGACTTCCATGCGCGAAGAGCTCGATTGCTACCGCGTATCGCCCTTCGACCTGAAACCCTCGCCCGACTCCCCGGACACCCAGCGCGGCACCTATCTCATCGAGCGAATATCGATGACCAAGCGCGACCTGAAGGCCGCGCGGGGAGAGAAATTCTGGATCTCCGACTCGATCGACAAGCTCCTCTACGAGTACGCCGACCGCTCGAGGAACTGGCTGATCGAGCAGGCCGCGACCAACCCCGAAATGCCGGTGCAGATCGGCCTATGGGGCGATGACGAGTCGATGATCGCTCTAGAGCACAACGGCATCGTGTCCGGCGGTGAGCTGCGGCCCTACGGCTTCAGTCTTGACGAGGACGACTACTTCGAGGCGCGCATCGTCACCGCGGGTTTCCGCACCCTCATGGTCAAGGTGTCTGGGCAGCCGCACGCCACACCGCGCCCCTACCACCGCGCCTGCTACGAAGTGGTGGGCGAACGCTTCTACGGCAACTGCCCGACCCTGAAGCTGCGCGACACGCAGAGAAGCCTGAACGCGACCTTCCGCGCCAGCATCAGGAACCTCGCGTTCTCCAGTGGCCCCCAGGTCGAAGTCGACGTGTCGCGCGTGAAGAGCTACGTCGCGCGCCTGGAGGACCTCACGGACCTCTCGCCCTTCTCGGTGAAGTTTTCCGACCCCGACCTCATCAACGGCGGGCGCAAAGCCTACGAGTTCACCAATGTCCCGAACATCATCGGCCCGGCGCTGAACCTCGTGAAGTACTACATGAGCCTCGCCGATGACGTGTCGAACATCCCCAACTACGCCCAGGGCGACCCCTCGCTCTCGTCCGCGGGGCGCACCTTCCGCGGGTTCAGCGCGGTGTTCGCCCAGGCGCTCAAGGTGTTCAAGGTGCCGGTGCAGAATCTCGACAACGGCATCTATGGCCCGCTTGCCTCAATGCTCTACAACTACAACATCGCCTACTCGGACGACCACAGCGTGAAAGGCGATGTCCGAGTGCACGCGCGCGGCAGTCAGGGCCTCGTGGACCGCGAGACCGAGGAGCAGCGCGCCCTGGATCGCATGGGCGTCATCGCCCAGATCGTGCCCGCGCTCACCCAGGCGAGCCCCGAGGCCGCGGCGCGCATGACCAAGGTCCTGGAGTGGACCGCCGCCAAGGCGATGGAGGGCCTGGGCGTCCCGATCAAGAGCTTCGGCTTCGACCCCGACGTGCAGGCCGCGCTCGGCGAGGAATCCGACTTCGAGCCGACTCAGGAGCCAATCCCGTCGATTGGCGGCACCGCATCACCCGGATAGGAGAACTCCGATGGCCGATCAGACCAATCCCAGCACCCGCACCGACAAGTGCGGCGACCCGTTTCCCGACGTGTGCACCCCGCAGACCGTTCGCACCCCGATCTGCTACTCGACCCAGGCGTTGCAGGGCCAGGGCGTGACCTGCGGCATCCCCGGTTTCAAGCTGATCGCCGTGCAGGCCGATTGCAGCGGGGATCTCGTGGAGATCCAGGACGCGAACGGGAGCCCGGTACCCGGCGCGTTCGAGGTCCCGTGCCCGTCCACCATCGGCCCCGGCGGCTTCTAGGAGAGTGCCATGCTCGACGGCTACACGGTGGAAATCGGCAACACGATCTGGGACATCCTGCTCGAGCGGATCGGGACCGTGATCGCCGTTGACGGTGGCGGACTGTTCACGGTATCGTTCACCGGAGGAAAGGTGCTCACCTACACATCGGGGGGGAGCATCGCAGGGGCCCGGCGGGCATATTGGCTTAACCCCGTGCTCACGTTGCCGCAGAAGAACGACGCCCAATGGGCGTGCATCCAGGCGGTCGTGAACGCGATGAGGAGTTGCTGATGGCCTACCCCCGCGACTCGTGCGACGAGCCCGCCGGCCCGTTCACGGCCGACCCGCAGCATCCCTGCGCTCCGGGGAACATCGACACCCCGATCTGCTACACGATCCCGCCCGGCGAGACCGTCTACAACGGCTTCAAGCGGATCACGCTGCTCGCCGACTGCACCGCCTCGGCGACCCAGATCCTCGACGAGAGCCTCGCCCCGGTCCCCGGTGCCGTGGAGACCGGCTGTAATCCGCTCGCGCCGAACTCCTGCTGCGACCCGGCCTCGCTCTGCACGATCCTCCAGGGCACCGGGCTCGGGGTCCCAGGGGTCGCTGACACCGCACTCTTCGTCACCCCGGCCGGCTGCTTCCTCGGCGTGCCCGGCGGGGGCGGGGGCGGGTTCCCCGGCTACGGCGTCCCGGTCACGACGGCGTGCGCGAACTCACCCGGCGTGAGCCTCCTCGCCGCGCGCGCCGATCACGTCCACCGCAGCGAGGTCCCCGTCCAGGACGAGGGCGTGGCCGTCGGGTCACGCTGCTCGATCAACTTCATCGGCTCTGGCGTCGCGACGGTCGATAACCCCGGCCTCGATCGGGTCGATGTCACGATCGGCTCTTTCGGCGGCGGCACGATCATCGCCCCGATTGAGGCCGCGAGCGGCTCCTGCGCGGCGCCCTCCTACAGCTTCACCGCCTCCCCGGATTCGGGGATGTTCTACACCGGGACGGCGGTCAGGATCTCGGACGACAACTGCGACGACTTCATCGAGGTCGGGGCGAGCGTCAGCATCGCCACCGCTTCTGTTGTTCGCCACACCTACACCAACACCGGCGAATGGCTCATCGGCGGCAGCGTAGGCGCGGCCGGCGAGGTCATCACCAGCAACGGCGCGGCCCTGGCCCCGACGTGGCAGGCCGTCCCCGCAGGCAGTAGCCCCGCAGTGCTCTTTGCGGGCGCGCAGTCCGTCGGGCTCGCCACCGACACGCGCGATGTGCCCTGGGGCTACGACGACACGGTGAACGCCAACGCGAAGGAAATGCACGCCCCGCGCGCCGGCACCATTCGCAACCTGTACGTGCGCCACAACTTGGCCAACGGCAACGGGAACACCGTGGTCTACACGCTGTTCGTGAACGGTGTGGCCACCGCGCTCAGCGCAACGCTCGCCACCGGGGCAGTCGGGTTCGCGACCGATCTCGTCGACTCGGTGGCGGTGGCGGCCGGCGACCGCCTCGTGGTGCGCAGAGTCATCGCGGTCGGCATCGGCAACGCCACGCTGGAATGCATGATTAGCATGGAGTTCATCTAATGGGCACGAGTCAGACTCTCGACCAGGCGCGCGCGGCCGCCGCGGCTGGCGTCGCGGAGGCGGCGCGGGCGTACACCAACGCCGTAGTGCCGCTAGCCGATCAGGTCACCGCCTCCATGCTGATCGGGCAATTCATGACGGCGGTCCCGCAGAACCTCGTCGCGGCGGCCTCGCTGATCCCGCTCTTCGACTTCGTGCTCGCCGTCCAGAAGGAGGCGCAGCCGTTCGTGGCGGCGGCCCGGGCCGCGCTCACGCCGGACGGCGCCTACGCCGCGGCGGACCCCTACAAGCCCACCATCCACGCGCCGAAACTGGACGCGTGGGGGACGAAGTATCCGTAAGGAGTGGCGATGAGCACGACCAACTGCCAGCCCCCGAACTGCCCCTGCTTCTGCCCGGCGGCGGACGTGCCCGTGGCGCCGATCATCGTCGCCCAGGGCGGCCCAGCGGGCGTGTTCCAGATCCCGATCTACGGCACGCAGCCCTTCAGCGTGGCGATCGTGTCGAACCCGCTGCTCCCCGTCACGCAGGTCCCGCTCATCAGCTTGGCCCAGGTGTTCAACGGGAACATCCTGACCGTCACGACGGCCGTGCCGGCGCTCGCCGAGACGATCGGCCCCTACACCGCCCAGTTGAAGGTCTGCAACGCCTGCGGCGAGCTCCTGATCGACCTCACGGTGAACGTCGAGGCCGACATCACGCCGATCCTCTCCGATTGCCTGCTCGCGCAGCAGCTCTGGACGCCGGAAGCGCGCGTCCCGGCCCCCGGCGACACGCTCCTCGCCTTCACGCCGGCCGGTTGCCGCGCGCTCCTGCCGCCGAATCTGGACGTGTGCGCGGCGATCCAGGGGTTCCCGGCCGGGGCGCCGACGCTCCAGACGAGCCTCGTGACCGACGTGTGCGACCGCGTGACCGTCGCCGACGTGCTCGCGCTCTACGACCTGTGCGCCGACATCCAGACCTTCCCGGCGGCCGGCCCGCTCCAGCCGAACGATCAGATCGTGGGCGTGCAGGGCGGAGCCTGCGTCCTCGCCACGGTCGCCGATGTGGCGGCGGCTGCTGCCGCGGCGTTCGACCTGTGCGTGGCCTTCCAGAACCTCCCGAACGCGGTGGTGCAGCCGACCGCCGTGTTCATGGGCGAGCAGAACGGCGGGTGCTTCCAGTTCGCGGTCGCGGATCTCGGCGCTGCGATCTTCGCGGGTCCGGTCCTCGCAGCGAACGGCTCGTGTGCGGCGCCGACCTACTCCTTCGCGGCAAGCCCCGACTCGGGGATGTTCTACACCGGCACCGCTGTTCGCATCAGCGACGACAACTGCACCGATTTCATAGATGTCGGCACGAGCATCAACATCACGAGCACGTTGTCGACGGTCACAGCGACGGCGGGGACGTCGGCCGGAGGGAACACTGGAGCGGTGCTCGTGCTCACCGGGGGCTCGGATGCTCCGCCGGTCACTGGCGGCGGCGGGATCAACGGCGGCACGACGCCGGGCGGTAGGTCGGGCGGCTCGATCAGCACCGGCGTCTGGATCGGCGCTGCCTCGGTCCCCGCTCTCCTCAGAGGGCCGGGCGACAGCGCTGGGAGCGGGGCGAGCGTCCAGGTAAAGGGAGGAACGGGCGGGGCTGGCGTCGGCGGCATTGCGTTTATCGACGGCGGTGATGGCTCGATCGCCTCCGGTGATGTGATGATCCGCGCTGGATTGCCGAGCGGCGCCGTCCACGTCAGGTTCGAGGGCGTCGGCGGCGCGTGGGTGATCTCCGGCTCTCCTGGGGCTCCCGGCGAACGCCTGACATCGCAAGGGCCCGGTGTGCCGCCGTCGTGGCTGCCGGCGGCCGGCGCGGTCGCCGAGCCCGTGAACCAGATCGTGTACGGCACCGGCGCTGGCGTGGACAGCGACGCTGACTTCACTTACGTCCCCGCTTTGGGCCAGTTCCGGCTCAATTCCCTGGGGTTCGGTCCGACTGTTTCATCCGCGACTCCCGGTGAGGTTCTGCTGTGGGGCGTCAGCGGGATCGGCGTGCCCGGTGGGTACATCGCCATGCAAGCCGGAACCGGAGGAACATCAAGCGCTGGCGGCTCGGTGTTCATAACCGGCGGCTCTGGTGGTGGAACGGCTGGCAATGGCGGTTCGGTTGAGGTCACCGGAGGGAACGCCGTAGCGATTGGCGCGACGGGCGGGTTGGCGCTCGTCCAGGGCGGCACGCCAGGGGCGAACGGCAACGGCGGGAGCGTTTCGGTCACCGGGCGAGCCGGAGTCGGCACTAACCGCAACGGCGGCAACGTGACGATCACGGCCGGAGCGAGAACGGGTACCGGCATAGCCGGTGTGATCGACTTGGTAATGGCAGCCACTGGCGAACTTCGTATCAACGGGAGTCCGGGGGGCGCTGGCGAGCGGCTCACCTCGCAGGGGCCAGGGCTCCCCCCGATTTGGGCGCCGTGAGGATCGATATGGACTACGAAAAGCTCAACCCCTGCCAGTACGAGCGCGCCGTGCGCCTGCTCGACTGGGCGGAGACCGGCTGCTGGTGCTGCACGTCGCTGCGCGCGCTCCTCGTGGGCCTGTGGGTGGGAATGACCATCGGCACCCTCATCGCCGGCAAAGTGGCGCTCGCGGCCGTCGTCTGGATCGTCGGCGCGATCATCGTTTGCCCGGCGCTCATCATCGCGCGTCGAATCTGGAAGGACTCCTACGAGTCCGCTGAGTCAGAGGAGCAACCGAAATGAACAAGATCCTGTTCGACGCCAACTCGACGAACCCGATCTCCGACATCATCGCGGTCTCCCCCGGAGACTGCGTGCAGATCAACTCGTGGAACCTCGGCGTCGGCGAGACCGCGCAGGTGTTCCGCGCGCTCATGGAGCTCGGGTCGATCCCGGCCTCCACCGCAGGCTCGTGCCTGCCGCCTCCGGGCGTGACGCCAGCCTCGATCATCACCGAGGGGGAGTATCTGCCCTGCAACGTGCCGGTCGAAGTCGGGCAGGAGCCGAACCTCAACATCACGACGCTGGTCATCCAGCAGCCGGGTTTCTACCGGGTCCACCTGACCCCATCCGCGCTCGGGACGGCCTTCGTCGAGGCGATCGTGCTCGACAATGACGAGTGCGAGACCGCCTCGCGCGCGTGCTGCTGCACGCCGGAGACCTGGTGGCAGGGCGTGAGCCTGAACCCGTGCCTGACGATCACTCCGGGCGGGGACGCGGGGCACGCGCCGATCTTCAATCTCGACGCCTGCTGCCTCTTCCAGTCGCTCACGCCGAACCCGAACCCGGTCCTCACCGACGAGCTCGTGTTCCTGTCGGGCGGGCAATGCTTCCGCGCGACCATCGACGAGGTGTTCAGTTCCGCGATCGTCTGCGACTCGCTGGGGGAGCTCGGCGTTCTCGCGCCCGCTGCCGGCGATACGGTGGTCGCGCTCGATGCTGGCCAGAACTGCAAGCGCGTGGACGGCGAGACCTTCGTGGAATTTTTCGAGACCCCGTGGACCGGGATCTCCGCGACTCCGGCGCTCACCATCGCGCCCGGCGGCGTGAACGGTCACGGGCCGACCTTCACCTACGACCTGTGCGCCGACATCCAGGCGCAGGCGTCCTGCGGCTGCGAGCCGAACCCCGGCGATCAAGTCCTCATCGTGCAAAACGGCGCGTGCGTGCTGGCCGACTGGCCGACCGTGGACGTGTGCGCGCAGGTTCAGGCGCTCGTCGCGAGCGGCAATCCGCCGAATCCAGGTGATGAGATCCTCGTCCTGACCGGGGGCAACTGCCTGCGTGCGATCTGGCCGACCGTCGATCTGTGTGCTCAGATCGGGCTTCTCCCGAACGGTGCGCTCATCGCCGGGGACACGGTTCCGGTGCGCGAGGCTGGTGGCGCGTGCAAGCAGGTTCTCGCGACCGCCTTCGGTGGCGGAGCGGCGTTCCCGCTGCTGGCGCCGGACGGCTCGTGTCTTGCCCCGTCCTACAGCTTCACCTCGAGCCCCGACTCGGGGATGTTCTACGACCCGGCTGGTGTGGGCAGCGTCATTATCGGTGACGACAACTGCGCCGACTTCATTCAGGTGGGTGCGAGCGTCAACATTACGTCGAGCGCGAGCAGCGTAAACGTAAACGCTGTCGCCGGCACGATTTCTCTGACTGCGCTCGCGATTACCCTGACTGGCGCCGTCGGCTTCCCGATCAACGTGCTCGCCGGGTCTGGCCTCGCTCTTGACGGCGGCACAGGCAACGTGGGTATCAACGGGCCCGCCGTCAACATCGCTACTAACTCGGTCAATCGCGCGCACATTGACGTTCTCGGAGCGTGGCATATCCCGTTCGGTTCACCTGGCGTGGCTGGCCAGGTCATCACGTCCAACGGCGCGGGCGTGCCGCCGACGTGGCAAGCCGCTGGTGGCGGCGTTGCCGAGCCGATCACGCAGATCGTGTACGGCACCGGGCCTTCGGTGGACTCCGATTCGTTCTTCACCTTCGATGTGGCGACCGGCGGGTTCCGCGTCAACGCCACCCCTGGCGGTGGTCGCCCGGCCGCGATTGCCGGCCCGACACCGATCCGCATCTACGGCAGGAATGCCACCAACAACGGCGCCAACATCGAGATTATTGGTGGCCATGCTAACTTCGTCGGAGCTAGTGGCGGCGGCGGGATTCTGTCGCAGGGTGGTCTTGGCGGCGACGGCGGCAACGGTGGCACGAACGAGGTGCGCGGAGGCAATACGGGGTCCCAAGGCCGCAGCGGCGGTCTGGTCACGATCTTCGGAGGCAACAACACCAACGGGGTCGCCGACACAGGCAACAACGGCGGTGGCGTAGACATTTTCGGCGGCAGCGCTGGCACGGGGTCTCGTCAAGGCGGGAACGTCCGCATTCTAGGCGGCAACAACGGCGGCGGCATGACGTTCGGTACATCGTCGGTCACTCTGGTGTTCAACGCCGTGCCGGGCAACGGCACCAACATCAGCTTGTTCGCGAACCCGGCCACCGTGTCCAGATGGACCGGCGGCATGGCGGCGGGCAACGCCTCTGGACAGGACATAGAGATCGGGACCGGAGGCGGCGGCGCAGAGGTCAACGCGATCGGCGGGACGCTGTTCCTCGGGACCGGCCTTCCGA